TGTTTATTTTTCATAATTTAAAATCTAAATTTAATTTTTTTTCTAGCATAATTATCATTAATTTTTTGAACAGCACTTGAACTTAAATTACTAATAATAAATTGCGGTAAATTTTTTAATCCACCAGTATTAATTCCAAAAAAACTTTCTTGCCTCATTCCAAATACTTGTAATAAAGTTGCTATATCAGAATCATTTTGAACTCTAGAAACTTGATACCCAGCATCTTCTTTATTATCTGCAATACCGCTAAATTTTAAATCGTTATATATTTGGTCTGCTATAATTTGCCATTCTCCTTTAGTTTTAGTTGGCGATTGTGTATTTAATGCAGTATTTATATAATTATTAATATTTTGTTGCTGGGATTGTTCTTGTTGTATTTCTAAGGGACTTTTTATAATACCTAATTTAATTAATAATGGTTTTAATATTAAAAAATAAGCACCACCACCAATTGCAGTATATAATAAAAGTTTTTGTGTATTTTTATCTATTGCCATTATAACATTATTAATAAACTTTGTAATTTAGTATCTGACATTTCATCTAATTTTCTTAAATGATTAATATTTACACCCTTTTTAATAAGACGTTCTAATATTAATATAGCTTCTTCATTTACTTCATTAATACCAGCTACACTTGTTGTAGGTCTATTATTTAAAAAACCACTTACCATGCCTAATAAACCAGTAATTAATGCTTCTTGAATTTGTGGATTAGCAGCCATATTTTGTAACATGGCATTTATTGGATTTTCTGGAATTTCATCAATTTCTTCTAAATCTGATTCTGCTATTTTATTTTCTAATAATGATAATTTTTCCATTATCTTTTCTATAGCATAATTATTATTAGCATTATTACCATTGTAAGCTCCTATACCGTATACTGGTTGTTCTAATTGTGCTGGTCTAAAATCTAAACTAGCATAAACTGGACTTTTATCAGTAATGAATAATTTATCTTTTTTAGGGTGTAATTTAATAGTCAAAACTTCAGTGACATTATTTTGTTCAGCAAAATTTATGTCATTTTGTAGTTTATTTCTACCAGCTTCAATATCATCATTATTCCAACTAAATGATAAATTGCGTCCACGCCATACAGAATAGTATGGCGTTTCAGCATTATCATTAAACCAGTCCATTAAAGCATTTGTTCCTGTACACCAGGCTTTATTTGTACCCATTATAATAAAATTATAAATAATAATAAATTCCGAAACTATAAGTTACACCAGTTGTTGCCAATGCAGCTGCAGTTGTAACACTACTTTTTGTCCACGAAATATCAATATCATTCATTTCTGGTAATTCCCACACACTTGGACTCGTTAAATCTTGCACATTATTAAATGCTAATAATGGCAATCTATATATTATTTGTAAATCACCTTGATACAACGTTAAAAATGACTGCTTCAAATCTGCTAATGTTACGGGTGTAGCACCAGATAAAGGAGTTTTTGTTATTGCAGTAGGTGTATATACTTGAATACCCTGAATTTTTGCATTTCGCAATTGTGGTTGATCTGTGAAAGAAAAGAAAGTTAGTGTACTTCCACTTGGCACATTAATCTCAACAGCTTGGTATCTTTTAATACGCATACTTTTATTTTTAAAAATTTAAAAAATAGCCGTAGTTACTGACGGCTGGCAGTAGCGTTTTGCATCGCCAATGCATATTTTTACTTAACTGTTGTAACGTTTTGTAATAATATTCCACGTTGAATTACACAGATAAAACTATTTGTTGTAATTGTTGCGGGCGCACCATTTGCAGTTAATTGGAAATTAATGTTTGCAGCACCATTCATTACAATACCTGGCTCAACAGGATAAAATGCATCATCACTAGCATTATTTTGATCAACAGGAAATACTGTTTGTGCAGTAATACCTACACCACCTTGAGTTTGTGGTACCATCCAATGGCGATAAACATCCCAAGCTGGTAATACTTGTTGATTGTTTATTGCTAAATTTAATGACCCGTTATAAATACTCCATAAATCATCATCAGAAGTAGAAGTAAAATCAGTACTATTAGCATATGTATATAATTTAGCTTTAGTACTGGTACCAGCACCAATTCCTATTAATACTGCTAATTCGCTTGTTACAAAAATATCTTGCAAATTAAGACGTTTTTCGTTTACACGAACTGCACCATTTTGTGTGTCGTTAACTAATACCGGTAAATGATAGTTAGCTATTGAAGTAGATAAAGCTACTTCTGAACGTAAATAAGATTGTGTTAAAACTGCTTGATCTACGCTATATCCAAGACCTCTTACTAATGCTTTTGCATTTTCGAAGACCATTCTTTGCCCCATTTGAGTTGCCATTGTTATTTATTTTTTTTATTAATAATTTTATTAAAGGTTAAATGTGTTATATTAACAATTTACCTCATCCATTCCTGCAATTGATGGTGTCATATAGCTAGTATCTACTAAACCAGCATTATTATATGAACCAGAAATTGCTGGTGTTTGATAAGAACTATAATCATTAGGAATACCATTTAAGATACCAAATGATTGTACTAATTTTAGTCCACCAGCAGCTACCATACCAGCACCAATTCCAGCACCAATATTTCCTTTCAAGTATTTAGGTAACATAATTCCTACTACTACTGGAACAGCAGCTTTTAACTTGTCATTCATTGTAGTTGGTAAAAATTTGTTAACTGCTCCAGCAGCCACTGCACCAGCAATTGTATAAATTGCATTAGTTACTTGACTACCCATTGCGCCTACACCAGACATTCTGCGTCTGCGAGTTGTACGTCTTTTAGTTGCTCTTTTTCTTCTTGCCATTTTATTTGTTTTTTATTTTTTATTAATTACAAAAGTTTTTTTATTACCATAATAATTTATAAGCATAATAACCAGCTGTTCCTTTTATTGATAAATCTTTTTTATGCCTAATTTTATATAATCTTTTTCTTTCATTAGCTACTTCTTTACCAAAATGTTTTAAATATAATGGATAATCCATTGCACCATTTGCTCCAATACTAGTTATAAAATATCCATCATAATCATATACATCAATTTTTTTAGTTTTTTTTGTACTAGGCTCAACAATTACTTTTAATTGTTTTGCTTTATTTTTTGTATATGGTAAAATTTGATACATATATTACAAAAGTTTTTTTAATTGAGCAGCATGTGTTTTATTTTCACTTAATAAAAGTTTATATAATTTTATTAATTTTCTCGCATTATCTTTTTGGTGTTTAGGTTGACCTGGAACTTTTAATATTCTTTGATTTGAAACTATTCCAAATTCTAATTCTTTTTGTTTTTGAATTATTTTACCATAATCAATTAAAAGATTTTTTTTAAAATTAGGTATACCGCTCATATTATTTTTCTGAACTTTTACTTTATTTTGTCTTATTTTAGTAGCTCTTTTTTTTATTGTTTTCTTTTTTGCTACTTTTTTCTTAACAGCACTTCGTTTCTTCTTCAATTTTGTTAACATACTTTTTGTTGAAGCTGTTAATTTCTTTTTTATTTTTGTTAATTTCATTTATTTTATTTTAATAATTTTCCATATTAAATGTTATAATCTCTTTAACTATGCTTAAAATAGCAGCTCTAGTATGATGATAACTATACCCTAAATATTTTCCACTATCCATTAAATCTTCAATTGATAATTGAAATTCATCTTGAAAATTTTTGTTTCTATTATCCCACAATCTTTCAGCAAGTTTTGTAGTAGCTTTAGGTATATTTGATTGACCTATAGTTTTCTTTTTGGGTGCAGATTTTTTTGTAGTAGTAGTTTTTTTACCATAAACTTTTTCAAATGCTTCTTTCAAAGTACATCCGTATTGTTTCCGATACGCTATTGCTTTTTTAAAATTTGCTGCTACTTTTTTTTGTGCTGCTGTCATTATCTATTTTTTAATATTAATAATAATCCTAATCCTATTCCACCATATAACAACAATGAACTTGGACTTTTAGATATATTTGTTACTAATTTATTTACTACATTTGTTCCTTTTTCTATTGTTGATGCATTATAATTTAATTCATTATTTGTAAACATTGCCATTTGTGAATTAGCATAAAATCCGTTACCGTCTGCTTCAGTTTGCATTTTAATACCTAATACTTTATTATAGTATGCTTTATCTTCAAATGATAAACTTTTATAATCATTTGGATAATTATTTTTATACCATAATAACAATTTTTCGGCTCTTACATCTCTTGCACTATTTGGTATTTTTTCAGCTGTTGCCAAAACTAATGCTAATCTTCCTCTTGGATCAAGCCTAGATAATTCTGGCTTTATACCATCTATTAATTTATTTGCATCCCTCGCTGGATGCTTAAAAGCATTTGCAACAAAAGGAACTAATACTGGTAATACTGCTAATGCTACATCAATAACGGCAGTTATTGGAAAAGCAGCACCACCTGTTGCTAATGTAACTGCACCTGGTACTCCAATTCTTTTATTAGGAGTTAGACTATTGTAACCAATATAGTTTTTATGATATGACATTATTTTTTTCTTAATATAAAATATAATGCTAAACCACCAGCACCTAATAATAAAATAGTATTCATATTAATACCACTTGATTGAGTTTGTTGTGTGGGCATATTTTGATTATAATATTGACTTCCATAACCACCATATTGATTAGATAATTGTGGTTGATTATTTGCTTTTACTAATGAAGCACCTGTATCAACTAATGTTGTTACTAAACTACCCCAATCAAAACCAACAGATCCACCAGATATTGATGGTACACCAGAAATACTTGCATTTTGTATGCATTTTGTTACTTTATCAATTGCCATAATATATTGTTTTTCTTCTTCACTACCTGGTGTAATTACACCATTATTCAAATATTTGTTTTTTAAACTTACTAATTTATCACGGTAATCTTGCATTTCTTGTAAAGATGCCGTTGATTGATTTTGTGTTCCAGACATTGCAATTAGTGCCATTTTAATTTTTTTATCTTTTATATAAACTGGTTGTTTCTTTTGATTAAATTCATTTAATACTGGATCAACCCAAATTTCGTTTTCTGAACCTGGATATAATACAGAAAAAACATGTTGTGGTTCTTTGGTATCATATCTATAACTCGCAAACCTATATGATAATGGCACATTAAATATTCCTTTCCTATTTAATGAACTAATAATACCATTAATAAAAGTTGCATAAGATTTACAATCAGCACCAAGTATTTTACCATTATTATTTCTCATTGATAAAATAGCAGATGGACTTCTTAATGTTTGCTTTTCAATTGGTTCAATATAATATGGGACATTTTGTTTTAAAAATTTAAAAATATTATTTGCCGTTTCTACTTCATTATCCCCAATAAACATTTCACTTATTTTATCATATTCATTTTGATAAATTTCATGATTGTTTAAAATACCTTTTATTATATCATTAGTATTCTGATCTTCAATTAATACTTTTTTATAATTTGTAAATGGTGCTAATTTTTTTAACACCATATCTTTATTTATCATCATACGTGATATTCAAAATTTAGCGGTAAAGTAATTAAATCAACCATCATGCTACCTTCAAATTTTAAATTTAATCCACCTGTTCCCATTCCTTTAATTAATGCAGATACACCACTATATGATAACGTTACTGGTATTTTCAAATTAGAACTTCCTATGGCTAATGTAGTAGGTGTAATGCCTATTACATTTCCTATAAAAATATTATTTAGATATAAATCTCCTTTTATATTTTGAATAGTTGCAGTAATATCAGTTGGGTTATTTATTTGAACTACTACGTTTATGGTAGGCGACAAAAAGCTCATTGATGAAAAATCTATTGTCTTAAAAAAGACAGTAGTAGTTTTTGATAAAACATATTTTTTGTATATGATATATCCAATTATCGTAGCTGGTAATATCCACAAATTTTTCATTGCTATTATGCTTTTTTTACAAAGGTGTTAAAAGGTGCATTTGTAAAATACACCACAATTTACAAATTTAATCTGAAATAAAAAAATTTAATTTTAAAAAAAAGATATAATGTGTGGAATGATATAAGTAACCCCTTATAACTATAGTTATAAGGGGTTCTTTCGTTCCACGTATATCTAATCGTTCGGAACAGCAATTAAAATCGTTCTATAAAATCGTTCTGGAATACCTTTTAACACCTTTAAAAAACTATTTTTTTGATGAATTTTTTAGTATTTTTATCATAAAAATTCATTTCTACCACGTTTTTAGTGATTGCAAATAAGATAAATTTGCTAATACTCACTTGATTATTCTGAATATTTCTATATTTGAAAGCTTTTTTTTCATTATTGAAAAAAATAATTGTAAAAAATTTTGTATTTTCCATAAAATAAAAGATATTCGTGTTGTTAAAAGGTGAAATGGTAGTAAATATAAGATTTTGCAAGTACCTTAAAAAAGTACTTGCAAATTTCTTAAAATAATGATTTTTGTCCTGATGTAATATTCTTCCAATGAATTTTTAAATCAGTGCGTCCAGAATCTTTTATTTGAATATTGCAAATATTTTCTCCCCACTTTTTTCGCATATTTTCACATGCTTCAATTTCTCTACCTTTTTGTTGGTAAACTTGTTTTAATCCACCATCGTTACTGCCATTCGTAGGGCAAGAAATACAAAAACTATTGTAACGTATAGTTTTATTACCTGACTGAATACATTGCATTGTAAAATCTCTATCCTCTTTTAATTGCACTGCTTCATCGTACCAAATATTTTTTGTTAATTCCAAATTTATTGCTACAGCTACATCGCAATAAGAATTTTCTGAAAATTCTTTTTCTTGACTCCATGCAAATTGTTGATATTCAAATCCTATTTGTGCATATTTGACATTATTAGGATTAGTTAATTTATCTAAAAAATTTAAATCTTTTGCTGGTTTAACTTTTTTATTTATTACTTCGTGGAATTTTACGTCATCATCAATCATCCAAAAATATTTTTGTGGAACATTATCAATTGCAAATTTTTTTATAAAATTTCTAACATAAGTTATTCCTAAATCATTTTCAGGAAGAACAATAATATTATGTAAATCTTGATATTTTTTATGATATTGATACCATTCTTGTGGTTCAACTACTAAATTTACTGACCATAAATGTTGATTAAATAAATCAGCTGTTATGCACTTTTCACTTCTACCTTTTGTAGGTATGAAAATATTGTTTTTAAAAGTATATTTTAACATATTATAAAGTTTTATATCCTAATGAATTATTTTTTAAATCTATTAAAACCTCTGTTGGACTAGGGCATCGATACATATACTCTCTGTAATACATGACAAAACTTATACGTAACATATCTTTTTCTTTGTTCTTTAATTTATAATCAGTATTACAATGCCATTTATGTACATCAACAAAAAGCATATCACATTTTTTTATATTAATCAATATTCCCCATTCTGGTAATAAAAAATAACCTCCATCATAAGTATCATTTTCCCAAACTATTAAATTACCAAATCCGCTTTCTAAATCTCCACTATCTTTGTGTAACGCTGTTCTAAAGTTTTTATTTACAGTAACTGTTGTAAATACAGTATCTTTAATAATAAAATTTCTATTTGTGGCTAATGCATATTTATTTTGTATTTCCCATTGATTAGGGCAAAGTTCTTTATATAAATCACTGATATATTTTACGAAGGGTACTCCTTTTTTAAATTCTTCAAAATGCTCAGAAGCAAAACTTGTTTTACGACAAAAATTATTAGTGCCTACGCCATCTTTTGCATCCATAAACCCTACGTTTCCGCTTTCCACTGCATTGCTGACTTTAAAATCACTTGTTGTACCGTCTTTTCGTATCCTATTAAAATAACCGCCACTTGCGTTACCTCTACTAGTAGTTGCCTTAATTGACTTATTAAATGCTTTATATCCTGATTCTAAAATATCTTCAGGAATAATTTTTTTACGAAAACGAAATAATAAATCTCCTTTCATATCATAACCGTCCATATCTTCATCTATGATAAATCTTCCATAACTTTCGTCTAAATATTTACCTTTTAATTTTTCTGCTTGTTGATCAGTTAAAATTCTTTTAAATTGTTGTTTTTTCATAATTATAAATTTTTAATAATTTTAATAATGCATTACTTCCGTTTTCTTTTTCGTATGTATCAGGATATAATCTTTGTACTGCAATTTTTAATTCTTTTTTAAATTCAGCGTGTTCATCTTTGCTAAAATAAATTATTGCAGGAAATATCTCTGTATCGTCATCTGGCATATTATTTTCATCCAAATTAAATTCAAAAAGGGCACCTTGCGTCATAATATAAATTGTTTTCAGTTTTATTTAAATAATTTTTATCTTTTAGGAATTTTATATAACTTTTAGTGTTATTAATTCCTCTATCATCTATTTTACTAATAATTTTTATTAAATCATCATATATAAATTCTTTAGTATTAACAAATAATTTATTTAATAAATTTTCGTGATCAGTATCAGAATATTTATTAAAATCTATTTCTTTCTTTTCTTTATATATTTTTTTGAAGTCATCTACTCTGCTATATTCCATTTCAAATTCATCATATTTTATCTTTATTGGATCAAAGTTTTTACTACTACGCAAAAAACGTGGCGTAAGTTCGAAGAACCCCTCTAAATCTTTTTTCACTTCTAATGTACTTTGTGCCCATCGGTCAGTATTTGAACCTAAATGACCTAATGTTTGACCGTCTCTTTTGCCAGTATGCAAAATTCCTATGACTAATAAATTATAAACTGTAGTAATATGCTTTAACCAATTAACTACTTTTCTACATTCAACTTCATCATTGTAGTTCATGCATAAATCCAATAAACCATCTATTATTATTACTGAACAATCTTTATTATTTTCGAGATATGCGTCAATCATAATTTTTATACTAGGTGGATCATCTTTCCTTAAACAAAATGCATTAAAATTTGAAGGAATGTAATTTAATTTAGCTATTTTTTTTATTCTATTCATATGTGCATAAAAATCATATTCACTACTTTCTGTATCAATGTAACAGACCTTGCTTCTTTCGGGCAAGGTCTGTAATTTAATGTCAAAAATATCATAAGTATTAAATGAACTAGCTACTATACTAGTAGTAAATGTACTCTTTCCGCTTTTAGGGAGACCAGAAATAATTACATAATTTTGTAAACTACCAATATTATTGCCAGCTATCTTCAACAATATTTGTTCCTCATTAGGAATATGATCCCTATGATATGATCTTTTTAATAATTCATCATAATATTGTTGTAAATCCTTATTGTTATTCATTATTAGCTTCGTCAGGCATAATTGGATTAACAATATACATATATCTACTTCCTGACTTATTTATTCTCATGGCTATATTGACCCAACCTTTTTCATTTAGGTTGTCAATCATTATTTTTAAATGATCGCCACTAAACCCTAAATTGATTTCTTCAACTTTCCATTTATTGGTTCTTGCTCGGCAATTACCAACGAATAAATAATTCTTGTCATTTTTTTGTTCTTCATTAAGAACTTCATCTGTGTTTTCCATTTGTTTTGTTTTATTTGTGATTGAAAATTAATTTACTTCATTTAAATTGTGATTATTTATTTCTTCTTGTAATTTTATTCGTAAATCTCGATTAATCTTATGATCTGTAAAATTTCCACTTTTATCAGCAATAATTAATGCGTAATATAATTCATTTAATTCTTTTAATGTTAATATCATTTTTTTTCTTTTTTTTTCGTTTGCGTAATTTATATTTTAATAATAGGTGTAGTAGCGGAATCATCTTTTACAGAATTTATTTTGTCAAAAAATATATCAGCTAATTTCATTGAATCCCTAAATAAGGCTTCATTGCTGACCGAATTATACGCACCACTTTGTTCTTTTGAACAAAGTATACGAAGTAAAACTTCTTCGTATTTTGTGAATCCAGGAATGAGTGCAACTACTCTACCTAGGTTGTCTTGTGATGGCATACATGGGTATGCTGGTTGTTCAGGATGTGTCTTCATTTTTTATTGTTTTTAATTAATAATGCATAAATAATTATAGATGAAAATATAATTATACCTATAAATAATCGTAGAAACGAAAATATTACTTTTAACACTTGTTTTGTTTTAAATTAACAAAAAAAGAGTCACCTACTACCTATTCAGGTTTCGGTGACTCTTGCAGTGCTATTGATAATACTTTTGTTTGCGGATCGTTTAATGCGTCTTTGATTATTTCATCAGCCACGTAATAAACTAAATCTAAAGACAATTCAGATATTTGTTTGGAATAAGTAGCTTTAATTATATTAACAGCTAATTTTGGGTGTTTGACTTCACATCGGATAGTCAGATTGTAGGTATACATTGCAAGAGTATTTTGTTGAAAAACAAATTTCGTTCATTTTTCGGAATAAAAAAATTTATTTTATATTATTTTAAAAAAATTAATAAAAAAGGGACGTAGAAACGTCCCTTGCCCTTTACTTCAAACACGAAACTACTACTTATGATAAAAACAATTTTTTTTCTGCATTTCTTCTATTAATAAGACCATTGCTTGGTTTACCGCCAGCATTTACCCACTTGTCAAATTCCTTAGCAATAATTTCTTTACTTTTTCCTTCGTTTAATAATTTTAATAAAGTACTATTTAAAAAAGCATTTTCTCCTACATTGTATGTAAAAGATGCTAATGCTAATAACTGATTATTGGTTACGGGAACTCTAATGTTATTCATAACAAATTCATATTTATCTTGAGCCTCAGCCAATAACCATCTTTTTGCAGTATTTTTATCAATTATATCAGTTTTATTTACAAGTCTTTTAGCATCCCAATTATAACCAGATCCATAACCTACTGACCATTGTTTATAATCCCATACTGGAACAGATAAATATTTACCTTCTAAATTTGAGATCAAATTAAATAACTGATCAGATATTGAACCAAATGGTGTTTTATTTAAATAAGTTGCTATTTTTTTAGGGAACATAAGAATTAAAATTGTTGTTATAATTAATGTTGATAATAATTTTTTATTATTTGACATATAATTATTTATTATTTTTTTTCGTCCTGCGCTGCGCTACCTAATAAAAAAGTAGATATGCCAGCTATTGCTTGTGCAATAACTTGTAATTTACCAGTTCCAGCAGTTGCAAAATAGCCACTGATTGCAGCTATTAAACCGAATAATGTTGTTTTAGGATTTTTCATTTTTCTTTTTATTTAATTTGTAAAAATGTAATATAGTATAAATAGAACTTATTCCAGATAGTAACCCCAAAAATAAAGACATATATGAATTTATCTGGTTAATACTTAATATGTAAGTACCTACGCTGGCAATAGCTCCACTTATACCACTTGAATTTTGATTCATTTTAATAAACTGTAGCTTCATCAGAAGCATTATTTTTAAATTCATTAACTATTAATCCAAATGCTTCTGCTACTTGAACTGCGGTTTCTAAATTAAGAATTACACCTTTTTTGATACTTTCATCAATTAGTGCTTTAATTAATTCAATTGCTTTTTGTTTTTCCATTTTGTTTTTGTTTAGTTTAAAATTTATTAAAAGGGATTTGGTAAAATTACGGTTTTTGGATTAATAATATTATCCAATTGTTCAGTTAAATTTAAATCTATTTGATCTACTGGTAATCCTTCATTTAACCAATTTTCAACTATTTCTTGTGTTAAATCTTCATAAGGTATAAATACTCCAGTTGGAATTGATAAACCTAAACAAACTGAAATTGAAGTAATATAAGTTCCATCAGTAATTGTTCTATATGCGTTTACTGAAATTACTATATTT